TACATGCGATCTAGTTTTTCTTTCATAGCTTTATGATCTTCTTTCATTTGCTTGCGACTTGCATCTGCTTCAGTAATACGATTCTCAAGTCTTGAAATTTGGTCTTTCATTGATGAGCCTGAATTAGGCTTGAGTTCGCTTAAATAGTGTTTTACAAGAAATTTAATCCCGCCTGCCATAATACCAACTATGGTTAAAACACTTAACAGCAATGCTGCCCAGTCTTGTACGGTCATGTAAGCTCCGGTAGTTGTGGTGACAATGTGTAAACTATGCCGCATAGAATACACCTTGTAATGCTAAACTATGAGCATAGTAAGAAGGAGATCATTGATTGAATAGAAAATTAAGAATATTTGCAGCCTTCCTGATATCAACAGGATGGCTTTTTGCTGTACCTACCGAAGCGCATGCAGTAGAAGGCTTGACTGCCCAAGTGTATAATGTACAAGGCCAAAATAATGCCCCCTATATTCCTCAAGGGGCATCTCCAATATTAACAATAAATGTTCCAAATATCAACTTTCAATGGGGCTCTGGTAGTGTTCTTGGTGGACCATCAGAAGACGTTATAGTTAGATTTACTGGATCAATTCTTAGTAACACGACTCAAAATATATCATTTTTAGCAACAGCAGACGATGGAACAAGGATCTACATTGATGGTGCTTTGATAGCAGATGATTGGTTTGACAAAGGTGGTGGGGGAACTACAAGCTCTCCAGTAGCCTTTACAGCAGGAGTCCCAAAGACCATAGAGTTAATGTACTACGAAAATGGTGGAGGAGCAAATGTATTCTTACATTGGGATCAATCTGGGTCTATGGATATTATTCCGGCAGAAGCATTTACTTCACAGGCAGCACCAGTAGTAAAAACTATAGGTGCTCCAAGAAATCTTACAGTAACAGATGGGGCTACCGCAACAGTATTAACTTGGGATGCCCCAGATACTGGTAATACTCAGCCAGAAAGATACGCGATAGGGCTTAACACTCAAGGACAAAATGGTTGGGGTATTGCTACTGGAAATGTTGGTGGCCCAAATTCTTTAAGTACCACAATAACAATTGAGCATTCACTACTTGAAAGCTTAATGCCAAGTGGAACTATCTGGTCATTTCATATTAGATCAGATAATGATACATTAGCGGTTTACTCTGAAATATCTAATGTTGTAACTCTTAAAATTGGAAAGACTGCAGAAGAACTTGCTGCAGAGCAGGCAGCAGCTGAGGCCGCAATTGCAGCCGCTACTGCAGAAGTGGCACGACTAGCTGAAGTAGCGAGATTAGCTGAAGTAGCAAGACTAGCTGAAGTAGCGAGACTAGCAGAAGAAGCAAGGCTTGCTGAGGTAGCGAGATTAGCAGAGATAGCAAGATTAGCCGAAGTGGCTAGACTTCAAGCAGAAGCAGCAGCACTGTTAGCAGCGCAGCAAGAAGAGGCAAGAATTGCAGCCGCTACAGCAGAGGCTGCTCGTCTTGCTGAAGTTGCTAGACTTGCAGAGGTAGCAAGATTAGCAGAAGTTGAAAGGCTCGCAGAGATTGCTAGAGTAGCAGAAGCGGCAAGATTGGCAGAGATAGCGAGACTTGCCGAAGAGGCTAGACTTGCTGAGGTTGCAAGATTAGCGGAAGCAGAGAGAGTTGAGGCCGAAAGAATTGCAGCTGCTACCGCTGAGGTTGCACGATTGGCTGAGATAGCTAGACTCGCTGAAGTTGCCAGGTTAGCAGAGGTCGAAAGACTTGCCGAGATAGCAAGACTTGCAGAAGCTGCGAGATTAGTTGAAGTCGCTAGAGTAGCAGAAGAGGCCAGACTTGCAGAAGTTGCTAGACTGGCAGAAGCTGAAAGACTCGAAGCTGAAAGAATAGCAGCAGTGACTGAAGCTGCTCGTGTAGCAGCCGAAGCAGAAGCTGCCCGTATAGCCGCTGAGGTTGAAGCCGCAAGAATAGCGGCAGAGGTAGCAGCAAAAGCGGAAGCCGACAGAATTGCTGCAGAAGAAGCTGCAAGAGAAGAAGCAAGAATTAAAGCAGAGGCCGAGGCAAAAGCCGAGGCAGAGCGCATCGCAGCTGAGATTGAAGCAGCAAGAATTCAAGCAGAGATAGAAGCCAAGGCCGAGGCAGACCGTATTGCAGCGGAGGTTGCAGCAGCGGAGGCAAAGGCAGAAGCCGAGGCAAAGGCTGAAGCTGATCGTATAGCGGCAGAGGCAGCAGCTAAGGCTGAAGAAGAAAGATTAGCAGCAGAAGCCAAGGCCAAGGCCGAGGCAGAAGAAGCGGCAGCTAAAGCAGAAGCTAAGGCCAAAGCTGAAGCAGAGGCAAAAGCAGCTGAAGAGGCTCGCTTAAAGGCAGAGGCTGAGGCTAAGGCCAAGGCAGAAGCTGACAGACTTGCTGCTGAAGCAGCCGCTAAGGCAGAAGCTGATCGTTTAGCAGCCGAAGCTGCTGCCAAAGCAAAAGCAGAGGCCGATAAGGCTGCAGCTGAGGCTGCTGCTAAAGCAGAATCTGAAAGACTAGCAGCTGAGAAAGCTGCTGCTGAAAAGGCTGCTCTAGAAGAGGCTGCTAAAGCCGGAACTCTTACAGAAGCTCAGAAGGAAGTTGTTGTAGAGCAGCTTATATCTGATTTACAGCCTGGAGAATCCGTATCTGCTGAGGCTATACAGGCTGCTGGCATCGAATATAAGGATCTTCCTGCTGAGACTCCTGTCGAGGTTAGGCAGGATGAAAACGGTAATGAAGTTATAATTACAGCAGACGTTGCTGCAGCCCTCGTATTACTAGAGAACCCTGCGGAATTAATTGGCGAATTATTTAGTGACCCTGGTCAAGCCCTTCAAGCACTCGGCAGTATCGGTGCTGATATGTCTACAGAAGAACGTGAAGAAGCAACTGAAATGGTTGTTGCTACAGTAATTGCAGCCGGAGCTGCAATGAACGCTGTATCAGCCGCAGGTGGAACTACATCCGGTGGATCTACAGGTGGTGGGGGCGGAGGAGGAGGCGGTGGCGCCTCTGGTGAGTCAAAAGGAATAAGGAGACGTAAACCTTGAGAGTATTAAGAGATATGGTTGACCAACTATGGACATTGTTAGGCATGTTTATTGCCTGGGTTGTCCTTGATGGATCTGCAAAGACTATTGTTGGCTATGCAATCATGGGCACATTATTTGCCTGGGCAGTTACTTACCCCCTTCGTAACCCAAAGGACGAAGAATGAAAAAAATTGGATATATACTAGCTGCTTTGTTGTTGGCTAGCTCATTAACAAGCTGTGGGTATAGTGGATTCTTCAGATATCCTTGCCAAGACCCAAAAAACTGGGAAACAGCTGAATGTAAACCACCTATTTGTACCGCAAGTCAGACTTGTCCTGTAGACTTAGTCAAGACCACTCAACCAGAAGGAACACCAAATGTTTAAAGAAAAGCTAACACCACAAGATCTAGATGCTAGATTAAAGTTTATTCTAGGTATCACATTAGGAACCATCCTATTATGTACATCCCTTGGCATTCTTTACGGCCTTTTATTTGTAACACAGCCAATCGGCGCACAATCAGAGAATGACAAGATGTTCTTCAATGTTCTTGGAAGCATTGCTACTTTTATTACAGGTACCCTTGCTGGTATCTTAATTGGTCAATCTGGTGCTAAAGATGTTATGGCAGCACAGTTGTCAAACAAAGAGATGGATGCTAAGAACACACAAGCTGACAAAAAGCTTGAGGCAGAAATTGATGCTACAGCAGCACGTCTTGCAGCAAAGCCAGATGGTGCAACTCCAGAAATACAGCCAGTTGATACAGATTGGGATAAAGAATAATGGCAGACCAGGGAACAGCAGAACGCCTTATTGAAGTTGCTAAGGCAGAACTAGGAACTATTGAAGGTCCTAAAGACAATGAAACAAAGTACGGTAAGTACACTAAAGCTAACTTCCAACCATGGTGTGGAAGCTTTATTAACTGGTGTGCAAACGAAGCTGGGGTAAAAGTACCTAACACTGTTTACACTCCAGGTGGAGCGCAGGCATTTAAGAAGGCTGGTCAATGGATTGATGGCGACATCGCAGATCCAGAACCAGGCGATATCGTTTACTTTGATTTCCCATCAGACGGTGTAGATCGTATCTCTCACGTAGGTATTGTTGTAAAAGACAATGAAGACGGAACTGTCTGGTGTATTGAAGGAAACACATCTTCTAAGAAGTCTGGAAGCCAACGAAATGGCGGAGAAGTTTGCAAACAACTTCGTGCTTTTAAGAAGAACAAGGCTGGAGTAATGATTTCTATTGTTGGCTTTGGTCGCCCTAAGTTTAAGAAAGCTGCTACTGCTGTCAGCCCAGCTGCCACTACAGTTAAGTGCCCTACTTGCGGTAAGTAATTACAAATAAGAAAGCCCCCCAATTACGGGGGGCTTTTTTATTATAGTAAATTTCCTAGTTTATCTACCGTAGAGTGAATCTCTTGACCACGATACATTGTCTTACCCTTGTGGATGTGGACCTGATCAAAGTGGAAGCTATCATCGTCACCTTCTTTAAAAAAGATAACGCTTACGCCTTGCTGCCAGTTTTCAAAATACTGGAGAGCTTGGCCTTTAACGTCCACCCCACCTTTGACAGAAGGGACGGCCCCATCAACTCGGCAAAGGCATCCAGGGCTAAACGAGACGCTTTTGATGGCCTGGTCACGATCAAAGACAGTTTTACTTTGTTGTTCCATACGATGAGTATGACCAAAGAGTGTTGAAATATTAGGATTCGAGTTAGCGTACTGAGCAGCAGTAGAGCCACTAGCGTTAGCGCGATCTCCATGCATAGCACGAAGACGCTTGTTGATCCAATGTGCTGCAGCAGGATATCCATCAATAAACTCCACCCCAAGTTCGTCACAACGCAATAAGTTTTGTAAGCTTAGCACAGGCCAAGCTTCTGGCATATTTGCTACTTTAACGCCATAAGCAGCGGCAGCATTAGTATTAATGAAACGGCTAAGGCGCTTGTCATGATTGCCTTCAAGTAAAATAATTCTGGCTTCGGATCCTCCGTTAGCTCTTTGTTCAGCAAGAAAACGATGGCCACGATTAATAGCAAGCTGAGCAGTATGAGCAAAGTTAGTTTCCTGTTCGTATGTTCCATACATAGGTAGATCTAGGAAATCTCCTAGATTAATAATTTGAGCAAGAGGGTGACCGTGGTCCAAACCTACGATTTGTAGCGCTACATCCATAGCAGCTTCATCGTGGAATGGATCCAAGGCCCCATCTTCATACTTGCGATAACCGATTTGTGGATCAGGTAATGCAACCGCAACCTTCCAGTCGCTGCTGATCAGAGATGGTGTACGAACCTTTGGCTGTACTATTACGGGCTCTGCATGCTGCACTGGTTGCCAGGTTGGGCCTTCACCCCATTTAGGAGAAAGGATAATCTTAGTGTCGTCTGGGTTGTTAGATAAACTAACTTTGCTAACCTTACCGACGTCTTCTGCGGTTAGCCCATTGTTCTTTAATAGTTTTTCAATTGAGTTTAATGCTGAGTCTGCTTTAGCATTATTGTATGCATCTTCTAGTGACATGAACAGTTCCCATTTCTGTGCTCTTTGAGCGACGTTATACCGAATGTTGCACCTGCAGATTTGTACAGCGTATGAAGACTTCTAGTTGAGAAGTCATCATCATTTAAAGAATTTTCAAATGCAGTTAGGTTCTTTTCGTCAAGGGAAACAGCCCAAGCTCCAACCACACACTTACCCGCTACATTGGGGTTTTTTTCTTTTGCCTCTGAATACAAAGCATCTAAACTCATTGCGCCTCCAAACTTAATAATAGAGGCCTAGGTGAATAGGCCTCTATTATTATTATAGTACATTTTAGTAAGAAGTGCCAATTCCTTGATCAAAGCTTTGTGTGCTTCGAACAACGGATGGTGAAACAATGCGACCATTAGCCTGTGTCAAACCTGCTGCTGGATCTGTTGCCTTTGTGTATCGCGCTTTAATTGAATACGCCGCACTGTTACGTTCTCCACCTGGGGCAGCTGGCACGTTTGGACGTGAAACTTTTGTCCCTGGGGCGGTTGGGTCTCCAGCTGCAGTGTTCTTCTTAGGAATAAGAGTACCTGATGCTGGTGAAGCTGACGGAGAAGAAAACTTAACTCCTTCTTTGCCCATTGGTGTACGGCCTTGTGCTGCCATACCCGCTAGAGCTGCGTCTTGATCTGATTTTGCCATTGTTAGTACCTAACTGTTAGAGATCTCTTGGCATAAATAATATATTAGTTTACGGTAATAGTAAAGACAATCGCAGAAATAGATCCATCTCTGGACTCTACTGTAGCGAATCCAGGCCTACACGTAAGATCTAAGCCACGTGGAGCCACGTAACCTCGAGCTATAGCGATAGCCTTTACTGCCTGGTTTACGGCTGAAGCGCCTACTGCACGTAATTTGACCTGTGGAGTCTCATATAGTGCGTGGGCAATTGCTGAGCCAACGGATTGTGCGTTAGATCCAGCGCTTACACGCAGGAACTTTTCTTCATTTTCTTTTTCATTCACGAGTTGTAGTCCTTAGTTTTATGCCCACCTAAGAGACTATATTACGGTGTATCTCCATATCCCGCTGCCCTAAGTAAAGAAACAAAATCCTCTAGTCTAAGGAGGGTTACCCACTCCCCAATAGAAGCCTCTCCCTGCCCGTTTAAGCGTAGTACAGCTACAGGTAGATCTTTCCCGTTATGTCGCTCTTTTAACTGCTTTATAACGGCACTGGGGTTAAAATCTTTACGGGCTTTTACTTCCCAATCAATTCCGATTGTTCCAGTAACATCAGTACCGCTGCGACCAGCACCAGTGCTCTCAGCAAATGGAAACCCATTTTCTGCCAAATAGTTTGCAACAACTTTTTGTGATCTGTATCCACGATGTTTCCTACTCTGACTAGGCATTATGTGTTAAACCTCCGAGTTCTTGACCGCATACCTCCACCATCAGAGGTGCGGCGTGTGAGCTCACGAGATACTAATTGTGAGTCTCTCTCAACATTGAGAGTGCGTGTTTCAATTAGCTTACGAAAAGCATACTTTACATCTAGCTCATGCTGTAAATCTTGGATCTCTTTACTAGCCGCAATCTGTGCCTTAATTAAAGTAATTCGATCACCCTTTGCGCCAGTCCAGTTGCTCAGCATACTAGACGCCTCAGCGTTATCTAATGTGCGCTGTGCCTCACGTTCATTAATAATAGCGATAGCCTGGGCACCAGCAAGATGGTCGTTCCACTGAGTAAACTGTACAAATAGGTCCATAAGGCCTTCGTCGTCTAGCTCAGTAATATCCCTAGGTAAATTTGGTATGTCGTATTCAGGTTTAGCGGTTAAAGAAAAACCTAATTCATTTACTGCCGCTAAGACATCTCTGCTAATACTCACTTTGCCTCCTGAAATGGTGCGCAACGCTTACAGCCTACTGCAGGATCTGTGCTGCAGACCGGTGGTCGTTTATTATTTACTGCCCAAGCTACGTCTAAAGCCCTGTCAAAGATATCTTTAGTAAACTCTGGGTTGTATTGTACTACGAATTCTTTGTACTCTTGGTTAGCCTTAAGCTCATAAATAAACACAATCTCTTTTGGAGCAGACTCAAACAGCCCCTCTTCAACCATTAGGTGACAAAGATGTAGGTATACCTGCCCCTGTAGCTGATGGGAACGAAAAGGTGTTTTAATATTCTTCCATGCTTTTTCTACGTTGTCGTCTGCTTGTGCCATAATAGCCGGGGCATCCATGCGGATACCTCCAGAACCAATTGACTTAATTTCAATTAAGCAGTCTTCTCCTAAACCCTTAATCCAACCATCAGCGTGACCACGGATCATATGCTTATCGCTACGCAGAGAAACCTCTGCGTATTCTTTATTTACAAGTCCTTGAAGATCTTTAGATGTAGCCCAGGTATAATCCTTAGTTATAGGGTTGTACCACTTACCATATAGAACACCCATATCGTTAAACCACTTCTGCCATTTAGCATGAATTGTGTGGCCTTCAGCAAAGATAGATGCAAGGCGAGCCGGGGTCTTGTCACGAGTCTCTACGTAGTTACCATTAACAGCATGGTATTGCGCAAGTGCGCACCAATCATCTTTAATGATATCAGACGGATGAATATAACTCATGTCACGATCATCAAATGGGCGAGTTAACACGTGGCGCTCTACAGCACCCATAAGTCGGGTTGTTCTTTTCTTTGTTTCTAAGAATGCTTTTAAATCCTTACTAGCAATGGTTTTAGGTGTTGCCATACTTTCTGCCCTCTTTCTCTAACCACTCTTCTAAGGTTGTGCCTTTTTTCTTATACTTGCGTTGGGCTGCATTTCTTTCTCTATGCGACATTCCGCCAAAGATTCCGTGAAGCTCATTATTAATTATAGCCTCTTTAAGGCACTCTTGTCTAACCGGGCATGCCGGCCTACCGTCTTTACCTAAACAGATTGCTTTAGCTTTGTCAGCTATGGGCTTATACAAAGCCTTATCTCGTGGAGGAAAAAATATCTCTGTGTCTTCTCCCTGACACTTGGCTTCATATCTCCAGGTCCATGCTGGATCATCGCTATATCGCATTACTCACCTTTTATTAAATTACGTAATTCAAAGAAATCCTCCTCTAATAGAACGACGTAATTCTCACCATCAAGGTGCAACCCTAGAACAGGCATACGACTGTCTAGAATTGCTTCAGTTGTAATCTTTTTTAAAACCTCTGACTTAATAGTCACAGATTTTTTACCGGTCCACTTATGCTCAATAAGGAGTTCGTCATCTCTAACGTCACCCTTACGTGACCAAAAAGCCCCGGAGGCAGCGCTGCGCTGGCCACCTGTAATCTTTTGCAATCGTTTTTCATGCTTTAACGATTGTTTTTGTCCTTCACTCTTCATCTGTGCTTAGCATTAGGACTGGAGCAGACTTTAACGTATCCATTACGGCAGTAGTCAGTTCAGTTCTTAACTCAATCTCTTCACGAAGTGAATCAATGAGGGCTTGAGCCCCCTGCCACTTACGGTCACCGTAATACATCCAGCCACCACGACGATCTACAATTCCGTTAAGGATGGATAGGGCAACGATTTCTTTACCAGAATCATAACCCCCAGCATCAACTGGTCCTCCATCAGAGAAGTAGAAGTCGAGGTAGGCTGTCTGCTGTGGAGGATAGGTCTTGTTCTTAATTGTGCGGACTCGGATTGTTTGCCCCACACGGCGCTTATCCTGTCCAGTGCCCACCTCTAGCCATTCATCGCGCTTTATTTCGCAACGAACGCTATACGCATAATCTTTACCAAGACCACCCGGTGTAGTACGAGGATCGCCGTGCATGACGCCAATCTTCATACGGTATTGATTAATCATCATGCCCAATACAGGGCGCTCTGATTCAATCAAATCTCTTTTAGTTGCTGATGCTACTTTTCGGAAGAATTTGTTGGTGATGAGTGCTCCTCGTCCAACAGTAAATTCATCCATTTCTTTCTCATCCTCTGCTCCAGGTACGAGGGCAGGTAGACTGTCAATAACAACCATATCAACAGCTTTACTTTCCATGAATTTAATAACTGCTTCATACGCATTCTCCATACTGTTAGTTTCTACAAGAATAACTCGCTCAGTTATAACGCCACAGAGCTCGGCGTATTTTGCATCGAAATCTTCTGCAGCAATCCACACTGCAGTAAAGTCTGGGTTTACTTTTTGGTTGGCGGCAATAGTTCTTAGAGCGATAGCTGTCTTACCATGTGATGCCTCGCCTACTAGTTCTACCCAACGATTCATAGGCCATCCACCACCTAGAACAACGTCTAGTGTTAGAGAACCTGATGTGACACGTTGTGTAGCAACAACGTTATTGGCAGCAACTACTGTGTTTGCCCCGTACTTTTTATTTAGTTGGGCGACTACCTTTAGTGCGTCTGAATTAATAACTGCCATTATCCGATCCTATCTACGATTATGTTGGGGTTAAAACCTGATGTTCCTACTTGTTTTGCTGCAACTGTTGGTCCTGAACTTTGACTTGGAAGCCCTGTTCCAGTCCCTGATTGTACCAGTGGATACCCACAGTCATAACAACGTTTTGCAGTGTTGCTTCCTGGGGATGACATATAGTTTCCTGAATAACAGCCTGGACATGTTTCAGTGCTTCTAGAGCTAGCGGCTTTGCTCACTAACTGATCTTGAGCAGCATCGTAATCAACACGTACGGTTGGTTGATTAACTGTTGCCCTGTACACGTTACTCGGCGCGGGACCTGTAGCAGGTGTAGAACTTTGAGTAGGCTTGTTATTTAATTTATTTGCCCACCAGTCATTGTTTGCCATTGTTTGCTCCATTTAGTTCAATTAACTCTAAGTTAAATAAGGTAGATACGCAAGAAAGTGAAGAGGATAATGCAACTAACCTAAACAATCTTTGAAGCGTTTCTGCGTCTTCCATAAAGTTTTCTTCTATTTGATTGTCTTCTAGCAAGTACGCAGCAACTGCAATTTTAGATGCTATATCTGCATGCGAGTCGATAAGCGGAAGCAGCCTAGAAAATCGTTGTAAACGTTTTTCACTTGCTTGTTCTTCCATGTCAGCTACTTCGTCAGATATTGGGGGTAAGCCCATAGCGTTAGCTATGTCTTCTGCAGGCATGAGCATAGTATCATAAATTACTTGACGCATCAAAATAGGCAAAGAAACACTCAGCACCTTATCTGAATCACTAATTGACACTCGTACTTTGTTTTTCTTTTTACGTCCAAACATTATTTGGCGTCTCCCCATCGAGTAACCGTCGTAATATCCGCCAACATTGGGATATTAAGAGCGTTGATTCCTTCCATAGCCTCACGAATCGCTGCCTCTGTTTCCCCAATAAGATCATTGGGAGTGACAGTAACTAATTCGTCATGGATCGTAAGAATTAGGTTTGACCCGTCAGGAATCATTTTGTGTGCCCTAATCATAGCAAGCTTTATGAGATCTGCCGAAGACCCCTGAATAACCGTATTAAACGCCTGGCGTTCTGCCCTGGCACGTTCCCAAATCACAGAAGATCTAAGATCTGGCAGGTATCTACGGCGATTCATGTAGGTAAGGGCATATGGAACTGGGCCACGATTGCGGCTCTCCTGAATAACCCTCTTCTTGTATCGAGCTACAGAGGGGAACTTAGCAATAAACCCGTCTAGGAGTTCTCTAGCCTCATTGACAGAACAGCCGATAGAATCAGCAATCTTATCTGGACCTACACCGTATGCTAAAGATAGCACCAATTGCTTACCGGCTTTACGGTCTACCCCCATAGTAGTACCTACAGTTGTATAGATGTCCTCACCATTCATGTAGGCAGTACACATAATGCGGTCCTCACTAAAGGATGCAATAACACGTGGTTCAATCTGAGAGTAGTCAGCCACCACTAATGAGTGGCCTTCTGGTGCAACGAAAAGATTTCTAATCGCTTTACCATTTACAGTATG